TGGTTTTAAAATTATCATACATTTCTACCCGTGTTAACATCAGCGCTGAAGTTTGGCAGCGTGATCGGTGTTACTGCTGGAGCAGATTGCTCCATCTTCTTCTTTTTCTCATTCTTAGTGAGATTCTTCGCCGCCGGCGGCTGTGCTAGATCTTCTTTCATCGCTTGCTTGGTGGCGGCTGCATACATCACGTTCTTGGCGCGCTTGCCGTAGCGTGCTCGAAAGTCGCTGAGCTTCTTCTTCATTCCCTTGACAATGCGCTCGCGCTTCTCCATCTCGGCATCAGACATCTTACGATCGCCAAGTTCGCTAGATTCTTGACTTAGGGTCCGATATTGAAGTGACTTCACCGGATTATCTAGCTTTTTTAAAGCGCGATTTACGCCCTTCGCGCGGTTTTGCATCATGCGATTTCTAATGTCAGAAGCTTCAGGATCATCTGCTATTTTTACTCTTTTTAAACTATCATGTTGTTTTCTAGCTGAGCTCGCATAACGATTAAGTTTATCGGCAGATAGTTCGTTGATCACTTCTTCCTCAGCGAGATCATGAATCTTAGGATCGTACTCAGACTTCTTGATGCGCGTGACGCCACCACCAGTCTTCGTGTTTTTGACGCGATCTTTCTTCATCGTTACGAGCATAGTCTGTTTGCTCTTGGCAATACTTCCAAGTGGTCTAAGCATATGCTTAGACCACTTATCTAATTCTGATTCACCGATGTGTTTCTTAGCTGCAGCAATCTCGTCTATCTGTTCGACTTCCTCGGTAGCCTTTACTCTTGGTTCAGCCATACCGAAATTCTTATCGCCCGACTTCTTTTTAAGAGCTAATTCTCTGCCAGCTTTGTGCTTCTCAACTTCCTTTACCGGCTTTTCCTTGAGGACCTTAGCTGGACACTGCATCATGCCGTGGATAGGACACTTCACACCGGCCTCGGACATATTGCACATGAGGCCGAGGCCGGCCTCGGTCATATTGCGCTTAGCGGCCTCATAGACTTTTTCATCATTACGAGACTTATGACCATGACGCGCCGTGGTATCCTGCTTGATATTAGTCGCCTGATATATGTCATCGCCATTACCCACACGATCGGCGTGTTTCTGGATGTGGTGCTTGTCAGCAAAGTCACGCTCGTCTTTTGCCTTTGGAGAGTAGTCTACGCCGGGCTGATTGCCGAGAATATCCTTGGTCTTGAGTTTTGAAGACTTTATGCCGTCTAAAATCTGCTTAAGCGTCTTAGCCATTAGGTTCCTCGATCTGCGCTTCATCGTTTGATTGATTCTCATCACTATTTATTTCCTGATCAGTTTCAAGCTCAGCGCCAGTTTGTTCTGCGTCTTTTTCATCATGAGAATTCATTGACTGAGCAATTTCTTGGCGACGTCTCTCGAGCGCGTCCATTATACGCTGGCCTAGAAGATCATTTACTTGAGACTGAAAATCTGAGGGTCTTGTCTCTTTGCTGGCCTGAATGAGAGCGCTTAGGTTTGGTTCCATATTATGTTCTCCTCATTTTATACTACATCTTTGTTCTTTGCTACTACCTGAGCCAAGCTCTTGAGCTCTGCTTCGTCTTGCAGTGACTTGTTAGCCTTCTGCATTAGCATTCGATATTTAACCTTAGCACTCCTGACCTTTTTGACCCTTTCATCATCAGCTGGTGTTTGAGCGGCCTGATCATCTCCGGATCCTGGTTTCACTGACCCACCAGGCTGACGACCTCCGTCACTCGGTTGGTCGGGTTGTTCCTCCGAACGTTCCTCCTCAATCTTCTCATTCTGTTCCTCGATCTCGTCCTCAGTCTGTTGCAATACGTGCCTGCGAGCCCAGTCAATTGAATAGTAACGACCAATCAATTGAGAATTTTCCATCAGTGACATGAGGTTGATTCTATTCTCAAGAATTTCGGCGTCTTTCAGTTCACTGAAGTAGTTGTCTTTAGAAAAGTTAAACTTGATCTTGGTCTCAATGATCTTCCAATCATCGATCGTCATGACACCTTTAAGAATCAATTGTTTCTCTAGAAGACGCAAGAACAACGTGGCAAATCGAGAGCGTAGACGTGTAATGAATCGAGAAAACTTGAGCTCATCTCGTGTAACCTCTGTGGCTCTTCCAAGCGAGAATAGAGCGTCTGAGTTGAGACGATTTACCGGAACGTTTAGAGTCTGATATAGTTTTTTCTGAAAGTATAGAACGTCATCCATCTGACCCAGAGTCTGGCCACCGGGCAGTGTGGTGACCTCTGTGCCTCTGCCACCCTCACGGCGCGGCAGCCAGAAGTCCTCAAGCATCGTCATGAACTTTCTGTCATCTCGAACCTCACCGGTCGATCCGTCGTAGATCAATCGGTTCTTATGCTTTATCATGATGTCGCGCACGTACTGCTCGGCCTTCATCTTTGGAAGATTACCGACATCGATATACCATATGCGGCGCTCTGGCGCTCTGCTGATACGATAGATCACCAGCGCGTCCTCAAGAACTCTGAGCTGATTGAGTGCCTTGATTCCCTTATGCAGATACGAAAGTACCATTGTACCCTGAGTGTCGGTCAGCCCGGACGCAGTGTGCACGATTGAGTCGCGCGCTATCTTGAGTCCGGACGTGGTGGGCCCGACCACTTTGTTACCATAGTTAAACCCACGTTCGTTGTATATGTAGTACTCATTGCGAACTATGGGAATAGATATTTGAGCATCGACTGCCTGCGTGGTGATTGGACGCCTCGAGATCTCACGAACCTTACGAATCTTGCGCGGGTCTATGTATCGAACTTCATGAATGCCACTCTTTGGATTCTTTTCGTCAATGATAGCGTGATAGTATAGACGACCATCGATATACCAGCGTCGAGCGATCTCGTAGCCCGTTCTATTGAAGTCTAACAGACCGAGACAAGTCTCAAACTCTTTTTGTATGACTTTTTTGATTGGATTTGATAGATTATCGATATGGTCTAGCTGTATGTCGACGACTTTGTCTTCTGAGATATCCATTATCTCGTTGATAATCTCATCCACTGCGCTGTCAATTTCAGGCTGCAGCGCCATTTCTCTATACTTGGTAACGAGCTCAGCTTCAGTTCGAACCGTGCCGTCTAGATCTACGTACGTACCATATGCGCCCGCAGCTGACACAGTTACGGCGCCGTCGTCTTGCTCTCTTGGAACAAACGACGGCGCTATTTCTTCAGGTTTATTTCTACGGAACTCAAACCCGAATAGTTGAACCATACTTCTCTCCAAAGGCGAGATACATCACTCGCCCAAATAATAAAAACCAGCTAACTAAATGTCGCCGATGTATTCATTGATGCCACCAGCGATCTTGCCAGAAGTTTCAATGCCGGGCTCCCAGTAGTCATAAGCGAAGTTTACCGTAAAGGTCTCTACCTGATTTGTAGTATCCCAATCGAGAGCAATGGCCTCGATTGTTGTCGGGAAAGCACCGATAATCTGATATGAACGAAGGATAGAACCGTCTTTTGAGTACTGTATAACCTCGATCCCTGGTGCCTTATAGTTTTCTATGATTACGTCTGACTGACGAGTATTGCTCACCAAACGATTGATAGCGTTGGACCACTTCTCCATCATCGAGCGAACACCGAAGTCTTCGTCATTCATCACCGTGACGCTCCAGTCGTTGAACGTCCTGTCGCCAGCGATCTTGATCTTACGTCCGAAGTACGGAATGTCGACTGACCCCACTGTCATCTCGGGAAGAGATGAAGCACGCGCCAGAAAGTTAATCTTACGCCTAGATGCGGCAGACAGACCAATGGCAGGTGGTGGTTCCACGAATATCTGAAAGAGCGCTGGTCGAGCGCCACCATATACCAGACCCTGTGATTTGAAAGCAGCGATATTGAAAGACATTTCAGCTCCTTATTCTATTTCTTTTATTTATTAAAATTGACCGACGACTTCACTGAACTGAACGCCCGTGCCAACAGCGACGAAGTTCAGCTGGATGAAGTTGATAGAGCGAGCTGGCTTAATGAAGATATCACCAACGAAGTTATTTGTGTCAATAACCTGTGGCGTATTATTTGTCTCATCACAGACTACCTTGAAGTCAAAGATGCCACGGCGGCCCTGTACGTCTCTCAGGAACGGAGTAACAAGATTGACAAACTGTCTACGTGTAAAGTCGTCGTTGAACTCGAACAGCGAGAACTTAGCCGCTGTAGCGATAGATTTCTCAAGGACGATGAACAGCCGACGTACGTTGATACGATCGAAAGCTGACGGCTTAGACTGCAGCGTCTTGTCTCCGAAGAGAACCACACCCTGACCGGGGAATGATACGACTGGATTTACGCCGTTCTTATACATATCATCTCGATCTGTCTTGGTTGGATTGAATGCCAACCTAACCAGGTTCTTGATCTGACCACGGTTGAATCCAGCAGGCGAAAACCAGGGATCGGTGGTCGCATCGGTGCGAGCGCAAAGGCCGGCCACGTCACCATTAAGCGGTATAAAGCGATAGATGTCATTATAGCGATCGTACTGATACTTATAGCCAGAGTCTAGAATCGCGTATGAGCT